GCCCACGTACAGGGAGAACAGCCCGGCGTCCGCGCCGCGGCTCCAGTGGCCGCCGTGGAACGCAAGGCGGTCATCGGTGCTGGTGTTGCTATAGCAATAGTCCCCAGTCGATCCGTTGGTCTGCGTGCCATCGACGGTGGCCGGGATGATGATGCCGGCAGCCAGCAGCGTGGTGTCGAATGTGACCGGGTACCCGCTGGACGTCAGCGCAGCTCGGCCCGTGTTGACATAGCCGGTGGCGAAGTCCGACGTGGTGGTGTTGCCCGGCGCGTTGTATTGCCAGCGCCACCAGGCACCACCATTGCGCTTGAGGCCGTCCACCATCTGCCATACGTTGCCCCACAAGCCCACGATGCCGCGCCAAGTGGCCTGCGCGACATCCGCCGCATCGACGTTGGCGGCACTGGTTGCACTGACGCGCCCTTGGCCGATGAGCGACTGCATGTCGAGCCCGCCCATTTCGATGCTGGCGAGCATCTGAATAGCGGAAAGATCGTAGTACGACCAAAGACGGAAGCCCGATACGCCGGAGACGTTGCGGGCATAGGCTTCGGCGCGCGCCGTCGGGAAGTCCATGCTCACGCGCGGCAGCACACCGGGCACGGATTGCAGCTTGCCGCCGGAAGCGCTGGCTTGGTATTTGGCCACCCAAATCTGGTCGAACTCTACTCCGCCTGCGCCGATGAATGCTGGGTGCACCGAAAACCCGGCTGCCGGTTGATCAGATATCATCCAATACGCTTTACCGGCATAGGTGCCGCTTGGGACAGTGCCAGCCTTGAAATAAAACTTCGGAATCTTCACCATCGCTTGCCCGTCGATGGTTTGATCGACGATTCCTGCATACGTCGGGTGGTTATTGAAAAACGCCGCGTCGGTGGTCTTGGGGGCGAAGTTTTCATCGATGCGCTGATAGGTGCCGGCACCGCCACCAGTGGCGACTTGCACCAATCCGATGATGTTTGCGAACTGCTGCTTTGTTGTGGCTTCAATAGAGCCGGCGTCAGATGCGCCAAGCGTTGCACCGTTGTGGATAGCCTCGAACCGGTACTGGGTATTTGTTTGCAGGATGCCGCTCGGGACTGTGATTTGCGTTTTGTTGACAGTGTCGTTGACAGACTCCCAAACCACCGCGCCATCCGCTACCCTGCGCACACGCCATGTCGTCGATGCGTGAGTGTCGGAACCGCCTACGGTCTGGAAAGCGCTGGTTCCGATCACGGGTGCTTCCGGCACATCAGATGGTGCGCCGGTCACGGTGACGGTTGGCGGCAGTACAGCAGCCGGAAGAATCTGAATCGTCAGTGTACGCTGGCCAGTGCCACGCTGAATCGTAATCGTGTCGGCTCCGCCGCCCGGCACAGTCCCCGGCGCGGTATAGGTGATCGTCGCGCCAGACATACTCACCGTGCCGTGCGATGCGGTCACTGTGTACGCATCGAAATCGTCCAGATCGGTGATCGTCAACGTCACCGTCGTGGTAACGTAGGCCGATGCAGGGCCGACGACTGAAATCGATGGAGGGAGGTCAATTATTTGATTCGCGGTATGCGTGTGCGCTTCTATAATCGATGGGAGGTCAATTATTTGATTCGCGGTATGCGTGTGCGCTTCTATCGCGGAATACGTATCGATCCACGATACCCCGTTCCACGTCCGCATAATCTGTGCAGTCGTGTTGAAGTAGAGCGCGCCCGTGATCAGCGCGTTGCCGTCGTTGTCCGTGACCGGGTCGCTGGGCTTGGCCCCGAGGTAGCGAGTGTCCACGATGGACACATTGGCCGCCGACGTTGCCGCGCTGGCCGCAGAAGCCGCCGCATCGGACGCCGAAGTTGCCGCGTTGGCCGCATGCGTAGCCGCCGAGTCGCGTAGCGCTTGTGTTTCGTTGCGCAGCGCTTGTGTTTCGTCGCGTAGCGTCTCCGTTGCCGTGTGGAGGCCGTTCACCTCATCGGCCAAGGCGTTTGCCTCGGACACGAACGTCGGCAGAGACCCGAGAAACGCGTCCGCGCGGGAAGAAAACACCGCTTGGGAATCCGCCCGAGACGGCGGCGTCGGTAGCGAAGATATCCTCGTCATATAAGACCCTCCAGCTCCAGTGAGCATTCGGCGTAGCCAGGGTAATCGATTACTACGCGGAAATCTTTGTAGAATCCGTACAACCTCATGGAATCAAACCTATCTGCACCGATATATACGGCCGGCTTGGCGCGAAGCGCAGCGAGCGCGCGCTGCACCCGGTCCACTGCAGATGATTGGACGAAGACGGTCCATCTTGCGCGCTTCGCCCAGGCGCGTTCCACGACTGCGACGCGTCCGAAGTCGTCTGTCTCCTTGCGGCTGTAGTCTTGGATTCCAATCTCGGCCCCATGGACGACCGACTCATGGAACTGGTAGAGCTCCCCGATGATACACACCCCACAGGAGACCGCCTCCCCACTTGCCCCGGAGATTGTCACCGTCACGGTGGTCCCAGCATAGCTCGGCAGGTCCTCGTACGTGGCCGAGTCGCGCCGATAAAACGGCTCGAAGAAGTAGTGCCACCACGACGAGTCGGTCGGCGGGGCCTGGAGCTCGGTCGTCCTCGAATAGACTGTCCCCTCGCCGGGCGAGGACACCGCCACGGTCACCTCTTTGGCGTTGGTCTCCAAAAGCGCTACCGCCGGGATGACGCCGCCTGTAGAGAGTTCGACAACAATCGAGTCCGTCGCAGTGGTCGCCGTCCCAACCCGTTGGTCGAACATTCCCCACCTGTTGGTCGGGCCAATGTCCAGCCACTTAGTGGGGGAGCTCTCCGGAACGTCCCCGGTAGTCGAGTCGAGGGCCTCGTAGATCCTGTGCGTGGTCGTGCGGATGACCTTTTGGCCCGCGGCGTATGTCGTACTGGAAGACCACGCCGGGTGGTCGGTCTCTGGCACGGAGCTCGATACCAACACGGAGTCTGTGACTGTAATAGGGGCTATGATTCTCATGCCACGGACCTCACCTCGGGCATGCCGTCGCCATCCCAGCGCCGCAAGAGCTGCGCTGTCTCCATGGTATTACGCGCCAAAGCGCGGCCTATGGCCCGCAGCTCCTCTCGGAGCGCCCGGACCTCTCCACTGGTTGCCGCACCGCCAGCAAGTATCTCCTTGGTCTCCCGTGCGCTCCAGATGCGTGCAGGGCCGGTTACTTCAAGCTCAGGCCCTTCCTCGCCAACGAGGCGCAGCCCTCCAGGATGGAGGCCGCCGGTGGCGTAAGCCTTAATGCCCTCGTACCGGCCGTATTTCAGATAGTGCTCCCACGGCGCCAGCCCGATGGCTTCCATGGCCGCCTTGACTTCGGCTATTGTCCAGTTTGAGCGCCCGCCATAGCCGATAGCGTTGACCTGGGCCGTCTTGTTAGCGAGGTATCCATAGGTGTCGAACCCTGCGTCATCGAGCGCTGCAATGCCGCTCCCCCTGCGACCAGGTCCGAAATTGCTGACAGATGTTCCGCCTGCGGACGGAGTGGCTGCCGCTGCGGCAGACGCCTGAGCCGCTTGTAGAGCCGCAATGGCGTCCTTGACGCTCAGGACCGACTGGTTGATCTCGATAAGCTGTGAGACTTGCTGCTGAAGCGCTTCAAGCTGTCGTTCCGCAGCCGATGCCTGCCGGGTCGCCAGTTGCTCAACGGACTCCACTTCCGCCAGGGTGCGCATGGCGGTCCGGGCGTAGTCCTCTGCCGTCTCGGCTGTTTCCAACTGGGAGGCGAGCTGCTCTGCGGCAACGTCTTGGAGCTCCTCGATGGCGGCAATGTCGCCTATTCGTGCGCGCAGCAGCACATCCTGATACCGCTGGGAAACGAGCTCGCGCTGTGCCAACGGAGACAGCGGTGACTGCCTGCCGGTGAGCGCCGATTCGCGCCACTGCTTGAGGCTCTTTGCAAACTGCTCCCACCGCTCCTTCGTCTGCCGGAGCTCGTCGGCCTCACGCTCATACGCATCGATGAGGTTTTTGCGCGCCGTCTCTACAGCAGCCTCGGCCTTGGCAATGGCGTCTTTGCGGGCTGCTTCGGCGTCTGCAATCGGCCCCATCTCGCGGTTGAGCCGGGCAAGCGTCGCCGCCCGCTTGGCCTCGATTTCTTCGATGCGCTCCTGGGCGAACCCCAGCTTTTGGAGCGTGGACACCCAATCATCGAACTGGGCGTTGGCCTGCCGCACCGCCGCCTCATAAGCCGTCGGCGGCTGCACCAAGTCATCGGCCGCCCTGTTGATTTGCTCCCAGGTCGCGGTAATCGTCTTGATGGTCGCGCTAAGCTGCTGCAGGGCCGCGGCATATGCTTCCACGTCCCCAGACTGGACACCGGCGCTGATGGTCTCCTGAAGGCCCTTGATGGCCTCTTCAGCGCGCCCAGAGACAAGGGCCAAGGCCTCGGCATACGTGCTGCTCGATACCAAGCCAGTACCGGCAGCCTCGAAGGCGTCTTCAGCCGCTTCGAGGATTGCCTTGCGTAACCCGTCGGAATACTTGGCAAGAAGCTCGTCGAGCTTCATGTCGGAGCCAAAATCCCACGCCCCGCCACCGGCTCCTGCTACCTTGCGACCGAACTCGATGGTCGTCTCCCGCAGCATGTCCACGTACTTATCGCCGAAGGCCCCAACGGCCGCCTCAACCTCGGCGAACTGCTGCGCTGCAACCTGCTCCAACGCGGCGGCGATTTTCTCGCCGGCGTCATAATCGGCCCCGTCCTTGGTGTGGAACTCGAACCCGGCGCGGAAGTTCCCTCCGCCGATGCGCTCGGCGTCGATATTCCCCCACCGGATGCGCTGGGCGTTGAAGATGACCGATGGGGATTGCTTGTCACCACCAAAGAGCGAGCTGGCGAGGCCGCCCAACACTGCCCCGGCGGCGGTGCCGACGACCGGGAGGGCGGATCCGACTGTGGCCCCGAGAGCGGCTCCGGCAGTGGATGACGCAAGGGCCGTACCGCCCCATGCCCCGAGCGCACCCCCGAGGCCGGCAGTAATGCTGGAGTATTTGTTCTGCGGGAGGCCAAGAGCCCCGCCCAAGAGAGAATACCCCAGGGAGCCAAGCGCCCCAAGGCCAAGCGCTCCGCCAATCGTCAAGCCGCCAGTGAGGCCTGCGAGGTTCTCCGCGGCGGCCAAAGATGCAACCGGGCCACCGGCCGTGCCCCCTGCCGCAAGGGACATCGCCCCGCCAGACAGCGCCACAGTACCAGGAAGCTTGGTAGAGAGTAGCCCCGAGACGAACGCCCCCCCGGGAATCGAAGAGAAAAGCCCCTTGGGCGCGAACATCGAGCCAGACCGGGCGACATCATAGACGGCATTGAGACCACCAAAGAGGTCCTTCGGGGCCGCCGCTGCTGTACCAGGCATGCTGAATGCCCCAGCCAAACCGCCGGCCACCGGCATGACGATTGCCTGGATGATGGGCCGCAGCACTAAGGTCTGGAACATATTGACGATTGTGTCGCGCAGGTTGCGCGCGAAGTCCTTCCCGGACTCGAACCCGCGCATCAGCGCGTCCGTCAGACTGCGCTCGATGTTCTTAGCCGTGCGCTCCCATTCCCGCTGGGCCTGCTGCGCACTCTCTGCCGCGGCTTCCTTGACTTCATGGGCCTTGAGGGCCGCGACAAGTCGCCGCTGCGCAGCAATGCGCGCATCAAGGGCCTCGATATAGCCCGGGATGACATTGGTCGCAGTCTCCATGGCGGCGCGTTGCTGCTCTAGCTCTGCCAGGGTGAGCTCCGCCAAGGCAGCCTTCCCCTGCCCGAACACCGCGTTGGCCTGCTCTTGTGCCTTGGCCTGCCGCTCGGTCGCGTGGACGGCATTCCATACGGCATCAAGCTGCTTTTTGCGCTCGGCTTCGGCCGCAGCAAGCTCCTTTGCCTGCTTGATGGCGAAGGGTTGCCGCTTGGTCAGCTCGTCAAGGAGCTGGATCTGCTGCTGGTCGGTGATGAGGCCCTCGCGCCGCATGGCCTGGATGCGGGCAAGCTGTTCGTAATAATCGTCAGTGATTCCGGCTAGCTGGTTCAATAGCTTGGTGCGCTCTCGAAGCTCGCGGTTCTCCTCAGACCCCCTGTCCGGCTTTTCGTACGACGCGCGAATGGCGGCAATGCGCCGCTCAAGCTCCTCACGGGAGACCCCAGCGCGAAGGGCGAGCTCGGTCGCAGCGGCAATCTCGCGCTCCATCTTCTCCCGTTGGGAGAGGAACTTGAGCCCATCCTGGTCGAACTTCGCGCGGGCCTTGACCATGTCGGCTTGTGCCCGTTGCTGCGCCGCGATCTCTTCTTCTTTCTGGATTTGCTCTTCAAGGACTCGGATCCGCTCTTTTGTCGCGTTGATCTGGTCTTGGTAGAGGAACTGGTTGAGCGGGCTGCGCGTTGCCTTTTCGAGATAGACCGCAAGGTTCTCCCTGGCGTCCTCGAGGTCCCGATACGGGTTGCGGGTGCCAACCCTATCAAGCCAGTGGACGACCTCGTCCCAAGCCTCCTTGACGGCGCTGGCAATCTCCCTCCAGCCCCGCGCGAAAAGATTTAGGTTCGCATCGATTTGTGACGCTCGGCTATTGATTGCATCTGCGAATGCCTCCTGGGCGACCCTCGCGGCTTCTGTTTCGCGGCCCTGCTCCATGAGCGCCTTGATTTGCTCATACGTGGAGGCCGTCAGATAGTTCATGCTCTCGTTGAGCTCGAGCGACGCCCTGAGTGGCTCCTTTGCCAGCGCGGCAAACTGCTTCGCCGTAGTCTCTACCGCCTGGCCGGTTGCCTGCTCGAAGCGGATGGCCGCCGCAGCAAACTCTTGGAGAGCTTCCCGGCCCTGAATGCCGGCGCGGACAAACTCGACGAGTGTCTCTGCCGCGTGGCTCTGCGTGCCGGCAACGGTGTCAATGGCCGCAGCTATCTGGCTGAGCTGCCCAGCGCTTACCCCAGCAGCCCCGCCGGTCAAGACGAGCGCCTTGGAGAGCTCTTGGGCCTGCTTCTGCGCCGAGTAGAGCGCAGCACCAAGCGCTCCGACAGCGGCCAGACCGACGTTGAGCGGAGTGATCAGCCCGACAACATGCCTACCGAGGGCCTGGGCCGCGGCTCCGGCGCTGCCAAAGATATCGCGTAGCTGGCCGCCCTGCTGCAAGAACACCTGCATGACCGACTGCCCGCCGGCCAGGGACACAACGATGTCGGTGAGTTGCATTGGGACCTGGCGCAGTGCCGCGGCCGTCTGCTTCGCCGTAAGCCCCATGGAGTGCATCGACTGTGCGGCAGCATCCTGAGCAGCACGAGCTTCGCGAAGGACCTTGAGGTATGGCTCCAGCACTTCCGGCTTGACGCCGCGCTGCTGCGCCAAGGCCAAGACGTACGCCTCGGTGTTCTTGCCCCCGGCTTGGGCCTCGGCGGATAGGCGCTGAATAAGAGCAATCAGGCTCCGAGTACTGGCGTCGACCTTCTTTTGAGCCCTGGCGGCTGCTTCCCCAATGTTCTGGAAGCTATTTGCCGCCTGCTCGGTGGCGCGAGCTGTCTCCTGGCTGAACTGCGCGACGCTGTTCTTTGCGCTGGAGAGCCCCGCCTGCGTGCGGTCAGTGACGGCGACCTCGAGCTGTATCTTGCGGGCTTTCGTCATGTCATTCCCTGGCGTTCATCGTCGCGAGAGCCTCTCGCTCCATCACCTGAATATCGTTGAACATCTCTTCCCACTCTTCGTCCGTCGTGGCAAGACGGTCAAGCAGTGGATAGAGTGCCGCATAATCCAGCCCGGTCGGGCCGCACATCCCCACTCGCCATTGGGTCTGGAGAGAGCAAAACAAGCGAAATGCGGTCCAATGCTCAGGCCATACTTCGACCTCTTCGGTCTTCGAGGCCTCGGCCACAAGGCCGATGAAGGCGTTTGCGGGCGGGTCGTCGTCCTCTCTTGTGTAGAGCGCCCGCGCCGCCGCCCTCAGTTTCCCAAGCGGCCCTCTGTGACCGCGATGCGGTACTGATCGATGATCTCCATGGCCACGCCGGGGAGCTCGTCACAAAGCTGCGCGACATTCTCCCGGGAGAACTCACAGTCCAGATTCCACCCGTCCGCAATCTGCATGATGTAGTCGGCGTTGGAATCGCGAGTCTTGGCGAGCGCTTCCGCCAATGAGAACTTGAGGTCGTCGTCAGAAGCCCCCCTCTGCTCGGTCTTGGATGCAGCCATGAGGTCATCGATAAACTTGCCGAACTCCGACCGAGTGCGGTAGATATAGGACATCTCGACAACGCCTTCGCCACCCTCGGGGAGAGACACCCTGATGGTCCGTTTGAAGTTTTTGGGCCGAGCGCCCAGTTTGATTTTCGCCACAAAACCCCCGAAATGTTTGTTCTTTTTATCCTGGCCCGGCGCCTGCGAGCCTCCGGGCCAGGGCACCATTGCTTACTAGTAGCTGATCGTGCGGCCGAGCATGGTCAGGGCCGCGGTCACCTGGTTGGCCTGGTTGACGTTGAGCGAAGGCACCTCGGACACAGCCATGTAGCCATATCCATACGAGGAGGCCCCGCCGGACAGCACCATCTTGAACGCCACCTTGGCGAGCCGGCGGCTAATGTTCAACATCGTCTGGTAGTTGGCATTTGACGGGTCGTGGCCAAGCGTCAACGTAATTGAAGACGCGTTGAAGCCGGTGGGCACGTTGATGGCGTTCCGTTTTGCCAGCGGGTGGATGGTTGTGAACCGCGGGTCACCGCCGGAAGTGCTGATGGAAAGCACCTGGGGAATCTCGATCCAGGTTGAGACCTTATACGCGGTGGAGTTGGCGCCGCCGCCAGGGGCGAACCAGTTGGTGTCGCTCGTATCGAGACCAAGCAGCGCGAACGTGTCCGCGGTGAGCTGATCTACCTTGTAGACGGTGTCAGTCGCGTCTTCCCAGCCAGATACCAGCAAGACCTCATCACCGTCAACGAACCCATGCGCCGTGCTCGCGCACACAGCCGGGTTGGCGTTCGTGATGTCGCTGACCGTTTGGGGCGAGCCGAACGTCTGGCTGAAGAAGAACTTCGCACCCTCTGGAAATGCGTATGCCATGACTTACTCCTTAAAAATGCTTGATGTTTTTCCGCGGTCAACGCTCCGCCCAAATCTCGAAGTCCTGCATTGCCCCGCGGATTTCGGTGTCCTCGTCAAATGCCGCCTGCAGCGCGCTTTGTGGCCTTGCGACTATGGTCGAGGCCGCGCAAAGCGCCTGTTCGATTTGGAGCATCAGCGCGTTGGCTTCTGCCCTCGTTGCCGCCCACGTGTTGATCTGGATATATGCGCACCGTTTGTCCGGGAGCGCTCCGTCCAGATAGACCGGCGCCTCTCCGCCTATCTGCTGCCACGTCACATACGGGAGCACCGCATCTGCGGGCGCTATGTCTGGATAGACTCGCGGGCAGATGCTGTGCAGGACCGCGTAGAGGGAAGCCTCCAGGCTCATTGCAGTTCATCCTCAAGCTGCGACAGGATGTATTCCTCTGCGAGCTCCGCAGCCTTAGGCATGAGAGCCGCCGCTGGCCGAACAAACGGCGCCGCCGGCACCTGTTTCGGATGCGGGAGAGGCCGCGTTTTGTCCGTCCAGAATGTTCCGGTCCTCTGGTCGTACATCACCTGGTAGCGCTGGAGATGCCCAAACTCTACCAGATGGCCGTGTGGCGCTTTTTTATGGTTCCAGCTTATGTGATACGTTGCTTGGTGTTCGTCCGAGTTGTCTTCACTGAATGCGTGATAAATCGCATTGCGGAGGTTGCCGGTCTTGCTCGTCGGGCGACGCTCCACATTGCGCAGAACCTCCGTGTAAAGAAGCTCTGCGGCCTTATGTGCGGCAGGGCGCACCGCCTGCTGGATTTTCTTGCCGATTTGCTGGAGGGCATCCTCGGCTGCAGACGGGTCCGCCTTGACCGTGATGTTCAATGACGGGTTCATCCGACCACCTCACACACGAGATCCACGTGCTCGGGAGACCCCGGGAGCACCGCAATGATATTATACGTTTTGCCCTTATAACTCACCCGCATCGAGTGGTCGATGTCCTCCCGGTAGCGGATGCGGATTGACGCCCGAGCCACCGACGTTGGTGCGCCTGCGTGGATCGCCTCGAGGCCCTGCTGGTGGCGCACATCGGCCCACAAAGTCGCATACGGAGACCACGTCTCCACCGGCTGGCCGATGGCGTCAACGGCCGTCCCTCGGCGCTCTATGGTCACCCGGTGTCGCAGCCTCCCGGCGTACATCACAGCCCCCATGTGCGCCGATACGGGGAAAGGAGGAACCGCACGGCCAGCGGCGTCTCCGCCACAGACTGCGGTTGCCCTCCAATCACCGCCTCTCGGTGCGCGTAGTAGTGCCCCACCAGGAGCAGGATGGCCGAACGAATCGCGGCATTGATGACGATGCCCGATGTGTCCGCCCCCTGCGCCACGGCGTCGGCGTAAACCCGCCGGTCCAGGATGTTCTCGACGGCCAGCACTGCCGCGTCGATGTACCCCTGGAGGAGCGAATCCTCGTCGGAGGTATCCACCCGGCAGTGGAGCTTCGCCTCGGCGAGAGTAACAAGACTCACCGGCTACTCCTTCTTCGCCTTCCGGCCACGCCGGGTGGCCTGTTTGTCGTCAGCCTCCGCCGGCTTCGCGTGGACGTATTCCGCGCACTTGGCTTCTTCCACCAAGTGGCGGGCCGTCTCCTCAGAGCACCGAAGGATATCGCCGGGGGCGAACGCTCCCCAAGCGGAAGACGCGCCGAACGTGATGAATCGCACCTGGACCATATTAGCTCCTTATTCAGGAGAGGCCGCAAGGGCCTCTACCATTAGGCCGGCGTCAAATCTCCACCGCGCACCGCGCCGGGGACCTCTGTCGCCAGGGCCAGGCGGCGCTCCGCACGGATGGTGATGAGGTTTTTGGTGAAGTTGTCCGCGTCAGATTCCGACATCTCCACCACGACGCCTTCGCGGTTGTAGACGGTGTAAGCCTGGGAGAACGCGCCAACCAGGAACGTATCCGCAGCCACGCCCACAGACTGCACGACCGGCACGCCAAAGAGGCGCATCACCCCGGCAGCGTCTACGCTGACGCGGGCCTGTCCGGCGCTGGTGGTCATCAGCTCAATCTCGATAGCCGCAAAATCCACCGGGTTGAGGAGGATTGCCTCGGCAGGATACCCAGCCGCCCAGCAGTCGGCGATGCATTTGCGGATGAGCACCAGCTTTGTCAGTGTGGACCCCAACGCGGCGGCCGCATATCCATGCGCGGTGTAGTTGCCGGTGTTGAACATGCCGCTAATATTGGGCGCAGCGCCGTTCCCGGTGCATAACTGCGACTCGACCTTCCGCTGTACGCCGTAGCGCATCCGGTTGTTGACGTACGCAGCAAGCGCAGCGTTGTCCGCGGCAAGCTGGCGGCTGATCTTGATCCAGTGT